GACGGCGCGGGCCAGCTGGGAGGCGTCGGACTTGTGCAGGTAGATCTCGTCATACAGGACGATGAAGTCACCGAACTTGATCGGCGGCGGGATCGCGGCGAACAGGCAGGCGCAGGTGCCGTGGCCTGGGTCGAGAACCATGTAGCGGCACCACTCGTCGGGCGGCTGCCAGCCCCGCATGCGAAGGACGCGGGTGACCTCGTCGTCCCCGGCGGGGTCGTCGCTGTAGGGCAGGCCGTGAACCTTGGGGGAAAAGTTCGGATAGACCAGCACGTCGTCGGTGACGAATTCTCCTTCGTCGCGCGCCCGGCGCTCGATGTCGGACCAGCCTTCGAGACGCTTCCGTTTTTCGTCGGCGTCGATGTAGGGGTTGTCGGAAAACTTGAGGACGATCTCCGACACGTCGGGGTGAGCGCGGTCACGCTGCTTCTCGGCCCGGTCGCTCATGTCGAGCAGGGCGGTGTTCTTCGAGAGCGGGAAGACCGACCAGATCATCCGGCCCCGGTGGTCGCTGAGACGGGACTCCCATTCCGCGACGTGGCCGGAGTACTCGATGTCTTCGTCGATATGAATCAAATCGACCGGGTCGCCTTTTTTCGGTTCCGACTTGGAAGAGAAAGCGTGGATCTCGGTGCCGTTCAGGAGTCGACACGTTGCAAAGACTCGGCGGGCACGTTCGATCCACGCCCATCCCTTCGGATCAATGAGTCGCGGCGGAATCAGCGGGGGTGCAGGTCGCGTCTCCTCTTCGCGGAGTTTGTCGGCCAGCTCCCACGGCTTCCAGGCCCGCCACTCGCCGGTCTTCAGATCCTGAATGATCCGGAACGCGCCGGGCTTGAAGAGCATGCGGTAGATCGTGCCGCCGATGTGCCGCTCGTCGTAGCCCACGACCCAGATCAGCAGTGGCCGGTTCGTCGGGTACTTCTGGGGCAGGGGGTAACCGTCCCAGCCGATGATGGGCTGGGTGGTGGCTGCCGATGCAGTCTCCGCAAACGAGGACATGGACTTACCGGAGTTGTGATGCACGATCCCGGCCAGAACGTAGTTGTGGTGGGGAAGTACCTCGAAATCGTAGATCGCTCCTTGACGCAGGTATTTCAGGGAGGCTAACCTGACGCCTCCCCGTTCAGGAGAACCCGATGGCTGATCCGCGACGAATCGACTGGCCGGTTGAGCAGATGCGAAAATGGTACGAGGAAGACAACCTGTCGCTCCAGATGATTGCCGACCGTCTCGGTCAGAATGTGAAGACGGTGAATAAGGCGGCGAAACGGTTTGGCTTCCGAATGAAGCGCCCCGGTCACGTCGACTATCCGCGAGAACGGCACCCTGCATGGAAGGGAGGGAAGGTCGTCGATAAGAGGGGCTACATTCTTGTGCATCTCCCTGAACACCCGCTGGCAAGCAAAGGTGGGTATGTTCGCGAGCACCGGCTTGTAGCAGAAGCAGTCCTTGGGCGATACCTGACGCCCACTGAGGTTGTTCACCACAAGGATGACGATCCGGCGAACAATCACCCTGACAACCTTGTGGTGTATGAGACGAACGGCCAGCACCTTGCGGAGACGCTGGCTGGCAAGTGCCCGAACTGGTCAGAAGATGGAAAGAAGCGGATCGTCGCTGCCGTGGTCCGCACTCGCGCAAAGGAAGCCAGCCTTCGGTTGTCAAAACCCGGTGATCAAGGGTTGCCGAAAACTCCTGCCCGTTCGACAGAGTGACGCGGTACAGGCTCCCGAATGATTTGAGGAACGGTTCAGATGCCACCGCTGCTTCAGGCAGGCCTGTTTCAGGATTAAGGCTCTGAACATGGAAAGGCCCACTGATGGCGTCGAGCCTTCGTTCTGTTCCGGCGACAGGGTCGAACACCATCGTGTCGCCCGACAGGCAGCGTACACCGCCCCGAAGGATTCGCTGCGATGCCATCGACACATGGAACAGTCGCTGCTGCTCGCGGGGCCGGTAGAGCTTGAGGCCGTCCATCGAGCGAAGCTGCTTCTCACCCAGCAGACGAAGGTATTCAGCATGCTCGTCACGGGTGAGATCCCCCATCTGGGACGCAACGTCCCAGTCGAGTTGCTTCGCGATGGCTGCCATCGCCTTGGCGGTATCGAACGGATCATTCTTCGCCACGCGTCACCTCCGGTGATGCGTGCGGATCGGCGTAGTCAGGATTCAGCGTGAACTCCGGCGGCAGGGTCACGTCGCCCGAGGCGATCATGTCCCGCAGCATCTGGGGCTCGGTCTTGATGACGCGCATCGTCATCATCTTCAGCTGGTTCTCGATGTCGGCGTCGGTCAGCAGGGCCACGTCGGTGGCGTCCTTCTGCAGGTTCGAGGAGTGGACCGAGAGGTGCGTCAGCGCCTTGAACGCGTCGAGCACGACCTTCGAGCCGGCCCCTCTCAGGACGGCAGCGTCGATCTGGGCCTTGTACTGGGTCACGAACTGCTGCAGCCCGCCGTAGGTGTTGACCAGCTCGCCCCAGACCTCGGAAACGTGCGGAGCCTTGATCCCGCATTCCTTCAGCCGCATCACGGCTTCGCGGAACTGGAGCTGCTTCGCCTTCTCCAGCCGGCGGCGACGGCGGTACTTCTGCTTCTCCTTGCTGCACGGTTTGCAGCACGACTCGAAGTACATCCGGCCCGTGAGCCTGTGCCGCAGGATCCGGAACTCGGCCTTGTCTCTCGGCTCACCGCAGCGGGAACAGATCCGGCGCGAGCCGTGACGGCGCTCGGGCTCGATCCGCGTTGCCGCGATCAGCTCGGGGGTCAGCTCGAAATCAGAAAGTGCGTGGTCCATAAAAAAAAGCCGTGGTCTGGATTGCTCCGGACCACGGCTCCCCGAGTTGGCATCCGGAGCCAAAACCTGCGATACGCATCAAGGGACAGGGAAGTGAACTTCGGCAACGAACTTCGTGCCGGCAGCGGCGGCGACTGTTCCCTGCGAGGTTCCGACTTTGGAGTTGATCTGCACGAGGGCGGCGGTCGCGTCGGCGGGGGCCGCGACCTGAATCTTGACCCGGCCTGCGGCAGCGGTGACGAGCGAGTTGCCCTGAGCGAGGGCACCGGACCCGTCCGACGTGAGCGTGACCGAGCCTTCGCGGATGATCCAGAACCAGTTCTGGTCCGGCACGCCGCCTGACGGCAGGAAGTCATCGGAGATGCCGCAGCCGACCTCAGCGAGGCCTGCCACGACCACGCCGGCCTTGTAGAAACCGGTGGCCCATTTGAGGACCAGCGAGCCAAGAATCGCGGTCCCGCCACCGGTCTTATTCTGCGCCCACATGGCTCGCAGGAGCGAGTTCGACCGGAGCTGGATCGTGTTGTTCGGATCCTTGTCCTGAATGAACGACTCGTGCGCGCCGAGGTGGGGGTTCTCAGCGGCAACCGCGAACTGACCACGGTTGTAAGGAACAGTCTGGAACATTGATTAACTCCGTTGTGCTTCCAGTCGAGACTTGCTGAGAACCGTATGAACCGAACCGCGAATCAGGCGTAGGCCTTGCCCTTCGCGAAGTATTTGGGCGAGTAGCGGCAGTTGCCGAAGAACCCGACGAGGAACAGCCAGCCCAGGTCTTTGGGCGAGTAGTCCGGACCCTTCGTGAAGAAGAGTTCGGGATTCATGCTCGCGACCTGCATTTGATACACGTTAATGCCGTAGAACGATCCGGACGGGACATCGAAGTCCGTCTGGATCGCCACGCCATCGACGTTGAGCACGTCGGGGAAGCCAAGGTCTTCAGCCTCGCGGTGAGGAACAATCACGCGCCGCAAGGCCTGGACCTTGTTGCGATAACCATAGAACAGGTCACCGCTCATCAGGTACATCGTGGGACGACCTTCGACGCCTGTCGTGCGAGTCAGCCAGATCGTGGTCTGGTTCAGGACGCGCTCGCAGTTGTCTTCCCACTTCGTGGAGCCGGTGCCCCAGCCGGTGCTGGTGATGTTGACCAGCTTCGGCGACATGAAGTCGTACTCCGGCGTGGACGAGTTGCCGTCCGGCCAGTCCGTCGCGATGGTCGCATTGGGAAAGTTCCCGACTCCGAGGGTGGTGGACCAACTGCCACCTTCAGCGGCGAGAGCAGTGGATCGGCCACCGTACGCCCCAGCCGGAACGGCAACGCGATCAGCGGCACCGCACGCCCCGGCACCCATGAAGGTCTCCAGACCGTGGATGCGGGTCGTGGACAGTGAACCGTCCGTGAACAACTCCTGACCGAATCTGTTCGTGATGCCCTTCGTCAGGTTCGGGACGATCCTCCCGTAGCGATCAACGATGGCTACGTCGCCCTGATTGATGAGGGACTCTTTCATGTACATCATGTCGGTCGCAATGTAGCCGCGCCAGTCGATGTTCAGCTGGCGGTAGAGATCATTGCGATTGAAGGTGATCAGACCGGCATCACCATACGACTCGACCGGGGCGTGAGCGAACTCAACGTCCCAGTTGCAGATGAACGAGTTCTGGTTGAACTCGAAGCGACCCTTCTGCTCAAGCATCTTGAGGAAGAACCGACCT